ATGAAAAAGTTTTTATTAAAAGTATTAGAAGTATTCAAAATGTTACTAGGTGTAATATTTGCTGTTATTTGGTGTATGGTATATGTTTTTAAAGTAATATTTGATTCATTAGATAACTATTGCCATATTATAGTAGAATATCTATTTAATTCTATCTATAATACAAAAGATATTTAAATAGATAATACCAGATCTACATAAAAAATAGAAGTGCTAACCAATTAAACAATGAAATATTTTAATCAAAATGATATAACACAATATTATAACTATGCCATAAGCAACAATAAAGAAGAAAAAGACAAAATATATAATAAATATCTTTATCATATTATTGATAAACAAGTTAGTTCAATTATTAAACAAAACAACTTCAGCAGAAACAATTATATAATGAATAACTATGAAGATATCAAACAGGAGTTACATATACATATATTAATTAAAGTATTACCTTATATTGACATAACAAAGGTACAAGGATTACCAAATAGAATATATATATCAATAAAGAACTGTTTGATCAATATGTTAATGTCTAATGAATCACGTTCTAATCTAAAGTATGATATGAGTTTTAATTTAAATGACAATGATGTAGTAGAATATGATGATGATCTTAATGCAGATGAAATAGTACGTTTAATTAATATTAAAATAGATGAGAAAATAAATGATAATAGTATTGCCAATAGTTATAATAGTGTATATCTTCAACTGTTAAAGGAATAGATAATTAATAATAACTATAACGCTGAAGGTTTTTCTGATTTTGTAATGCAACGAATGAATATAAAGAAAAGTCACTATATGAATATCAGTCACTTAAACGGATTTAAAACAGTTGGATTTAAAACTAAAAATAAAACTAATAAATAAGTATATGAATACAACAGAAGATAAAGGTAACAATCTAATACAACTAATAGATATGTTCATTAACAATACAAGTGATGAAAGATATAAAACAGCAATTAAAGAACTATATGCTGAAGCTAAAGTAATAGCAATGCTTAACACTATCCTTACCTGCGCTGATGATGAAGATGATACTATTAATATTTAATAATATCTATGTATCACTACTTCAGTAGGTTAAGCCCCGTGGCAAGTTTGAAAAATCGGATTTTCTGCGATACCTGCGCCCCCCCGTTTTGAAAAATATGTGTGATTTTAATGGGTTGGGGTTTGTCTGATCCTACCTTATAAGACAATTTAATAAATAATTGTATTTGTAAATAACAAAAATATAACACTAATAAATTAAAAAAATGAAAGAACTGATAAAAGAATTAGAAGATAAAGACGAAAGAGTAGAATATCAAAAAATAAGTTTTAATATTAACTATTTAAAATATATTTTATCTAATATAGAATTTACAAAAAATATATTAAAGGAAAAAGAAGAAGAATATATTAAATTAGAATTTAGAATTAAAGATTTAATTAATGATTTTAATTCTAAATATACCAACAAAATAATTATATAATGGAAAAATTTGATGTTAATAAACATACCAAGTTACTAAAAAAAGTAGCAAAAGATTCAAATATAGTAGCAGATAGTACAATATTATTGATAACTAATTCAATGTGTCTATATAATAACTTAGTTGATGAATATGAAGCTGGTAACTCCAATAGAAGCTATCTTATGTTTCAATTATCGGGTAGTATATTTAAACAGTTAGCTATATTTGGTCAAGTACCCGCAAAAGTAAAAGATAATAGTAATACAGAAGAATCTAAATTATTAAACATTATATCTAAAGTAACTAAGAAATGAAAAAAGCAATAGTTAAAAAAAATACAGAAGTATCAGCAAAAAAAATATCTACTAAAGATATTAAATATGCTGAAGTGAATAAAAATTATACAACACGTGGTAACAAATAAACAAATAGCTATTAAATATGCTGATGATATAATAGATGGTAAAATTCCAGCCTGTAAATATATTATCCAAGCGTGTAAACTATTTTTATCTTATTTAGAACGTTCTGATCTAATTTATAAAGATTCCGAAGTAGATAAAGTAATAAGTTTTATCAATGAATTATACTTATCAGAAGAATCATCTAATTTAAAGTTTATTCTCACCCCGTGGCAAACTTTGTTTGTAGCAGGTATTTATGGGTTTTATTATAGAAGTACTGATACCAGAAAAACTAAAAATGTATTTCTATTAATTCCTAAGAAAAACGGTAAATCTCAGCTAATCACTGCTTTAACTATCTATCATTTAATATTTGATACTGGTGCACAAATTATTATTGCTGCTAATTCTTTACGTCAAGTAAAAAAAATAGATTGGAAGATGGTTAATAATTATTGTATTCAATTGGACCCCAAAGAGAAGTATATAAAAAGATATTATAATGATATTAAATTTAGGAATAATGAATTACTGGTTATATCCTCAGACGCAAAGAAGATCGATGGCTATAATGCCTCAACAATTGTCGTTGACGAAATTCATGAAGCAAAAAATGGGAATTTATATAATAATTTAAAATCTGGTCAAGTATCTAGAAAAGAGCCTCTTTGCATTTGTACAACTACCGCTGGTTTTGATTCAGAAAGTTTTTGTTATTCATTGGTTGAATATAATATTAAAGTATTATCTGGTGAAATAATTGATGATAATCAATGGGGTTTGTTGTATACATTGGACCCTGAAGATGATTATACAGATTATAATAACATAGCAAAAGCTAATCCAAATCTAGGTGTTTCGGTTCGGGAAGATGCTATAATAGAAGAAATAAAAAAAAGTATTAATAATCCTATTGAAGCTTTTTCTGTTAAAGTAAAACATTTTAATTTATGGCTTGGTGCTAAGAATTTTGATGAACAATATATTGATCTTAATTTTGTTGATAAAGTATTGAATAAAAACATTTCAATTGATGATGATAAATTTAATGAGTGTGAAGAAGTGTTTATCGGAGTCGATTTAGCTGCAGTATCAGATATTTTAGCAGCGACGTATATGTTTTTTTCCGATAAATATTACTTTTTTAATAGATATTATTTGCCAAAGAATAACCAAAATAGTATAGCCAATAATAAAAACTATACTATGTGGGCAGATAAGGGATATATCAAGTTGGTAGATGGTAATGTTATTGATTTTTCTGATATAATTGAAGATATTAAACCAATTTATGAAAAATTTAATATAAGACAAATCAGTTATGATCCAGCTAATGCAGTCCAATTTGCTATTAAAGGAGGTTATGAAGGGTTAAATATGATACCATTTGCTCAAACTAATGTTAAATTCAATTCACCAGCTAAAGAATTTTCGCGTTTAATATTAAGTGAACAAGTTGAAATAGAATATAATCCAGTAACACGTTGGATGTTTAGCAATGTAATTGTTAAAGAATATAAAGAATTAATACATCTAAATAAAAAAACTAATAATAATAAAATAGATGGTGTAATAAGTATGATTACCTGTTTAGGTGGTTACTTAGATAGTCCTAACTACAGTTATAAAGTATATTAGTTTATTTAATACAAATCCTGTATTTGTAATAAAATAAATATGGGATTTTTTTCAAAAAATAAGACTGAAGAAAGAGGTTTAACTAATTCATCTAATCCAGTACTAGGTACATTAAAATTTTCAGTATTTGGAAATTCTTCTGCTGCTGCTGCAATGAAACAGGGTATAGTATATTCTATAGTTAACCAAATATCTAATACTATTGCTTCTTTGCCATTATTACCATACGACATTATAGGAGATTGGAGCTATTTGGATGATAAAACTAATCTATATTATCTATTTAATGTTGAGCCAAATCCGTTTATGTCAGCTTTTACATTTAAAAAAACAATTATATCACAAATGTTACTTAAGGGTAACAGTTATATAATTATAAATAGAGATACTAGAACAGGTGAAGCTACACAACTTACTTTACTTTATTCGGATGCTATTCTAACAGAGTTTGTAGACGGTAATATTCAATATAGGGATACTTTAAGCGGTGAAATATATGATAGAAGTCAAATTATTCACATAATGAATTATGGTTCTACTTTTTATAGAGGTGAAAGTACTATATCATATATGTTTAATAGTATCAATATTGGTAATGCTTTAGATAATTATCAACGAAGTTTTACTCAAAGTGGTATGATGGTTAACGGAATACTAAAACCAGTTGACGGTAATAAAATAAATGGTAAACAAGCTGATGCTGCTAAAGAATCTTTTAATTCTTCTATAAATAATCTATCAACTAATTCAGTTATTGTTTTAGATTCTGGTTTTGACTTTCAGCAAATTTCTATATCTCCTAAAGATGCTAAATTCCTTGAAAGTAGTAAATTAAATAATGAAACTATTTGTAGATTCTTCAATATTAATCCAGCAATGGTAGGAGTTAATATAACAAATTGGACAACTTCAGAGCAATTACAATTAGAATATTTATCGAATTGTATAGCACCAATTATATCTAAGATAGAACAAGAGTTTTTTAGAAAAATTTACTTTAAACCTGATTGGAATACTAAGAAATTAAAGTTTGATACTTCAGAATTATTACGTGTAGATAGTGTAGCACAATCTAATTATTTTAAATCATTAGTTGAAATAGGTGCTTTATCAGTAAATGAAGTTAGATCAAAAATTAATGCTAATTATCCTACACCTAATGGTAATAAACATTGGATTAGTACAAATCTGCAACAGTTAGATAATCCAATAGTTAACATAAATAATAGTGTTGATAATAAACTATTAATAGATAAAAATAATACTAATAAATAAATATGAAAAATAATAAAGAAATAAGGTTTATTCCTTCCAATTTAAGGGTAATTACAATAGAAAAAACATCAAAGTGTAGTTGTGGTACTCCCGATGGTGTTTGTGTTTGTAATGATGCTGGAAATGTTGTAGAAGAAAGTAGAACAATAGCAGGTACTGCAATAGTTTTTAACAGTCAATCAGAACTATTAAGCGAAGATGGTTTAAGATTTCACGAAACTATATTACCTGAAGCTGTAACACCTGAATTAATAAATAAAAGTGATATAGTATTTTTGTACCAGCATGATAAAAAAAGTGGTGTACTAGCTAGGTCTAAATATGGAACTGGTACATTAAATATAGCTATAAATGAACTTGGTGTAGATTTCAATTTTGATGCTCCGTGTTCACCAAATGGTGATAATATATTAGAATCTGTTAAACGTGGTGATTTAGATTCTTGTTCTTTTGCTATGATGGTTAAACAAGGTAATGATAGTTGGCTTAAAGTAGGTGATATATATCAAAGAACAATTAAAAAAATAGATGATATTGCTGATATGTCAATAGTAGTAAATCCAGCTTACAAATCAACTTCAGTTAGTGCAAGAGGTTTAAAAGAATTTGTTGAAAATGAAGTAAAAGAAGCTGAAGCACAAAGAGTAAAAGATGAACAAATATTAGAAGCTAGAAAGTTAGAGTTAAAAGAATACTATGATAATTTGTTCAAATAAAATATATAGTTAAAAATAAAAAATATAGGTATTTGTATTAAATAATAATATTTATGGAATTAAATGAATTAATCTCACAAAAAAGAGAAAAAGAAGCTGAATTAGTTAATCTTAGAACAGTTGGAGAAACAGAACTAAGAGAATTAACAGTAGAAGAAAATACTTCGTTTGAAGAACTAAAAAATGAAATTAGGAATTTAGATTCTTTAATTGAAGCAAAAAATAATAAACCAAAAATTAATAACCGAGAAAATAAAATGGATGAATTTTCAAAATGGATCGTTAGGGATAATGATAAAATAAATAACTTTAAAGTTCGTGGTGTACAGTTGAGTACTTCTATTGATAATGTACAGGTACTAGGTGGTATTTCTGATGTAGGATTAAAATCTTTCTACAAAAATTTGCCTATTGAAGTACTACCAAATCTTACTACTAGTGTTAAATTGCCTTATGTAAATGGTCTAATTGCATCTAAAGTAGCTGAAGGTTCACGTTATGACAATGATAAAACTATTGCTACTGTATTGCTTCAGCCTACCAGATTCACAATTACAGAAACTTTTTCACGTGAATTATTAGCTGTTGCTGATGATATGACTATTCAGGCTTATATCAGTAAATTGGCAGTTGCTGTAGATAGAAAAATTACTAAAGAAATTTTTGATGTTGCTTTAGCTAGTGCTACTGCTGTAACTGGTTTAACTGGTTATACTACTGCTTCTATGGATTCACTTGTATCTCAAGTAGATGGTGATGTAACATTACTTATGCCACGTGCTGAATTTTATAAAGCTAAAGCTGTATTAATTGGTACTGCTGGTAGTTTGTTTGTAGCTAATAAAACTTCACAGTTTGCTGGTGAGCTTTGGGATGGTACTCCTTTGTTCTTCAGCAATCTTTATACTGGTAGTACTGTTGTTGCTGCTGATCTTTCCCACGTAACATTAGGAGAATTTGGTAATGAGTATGAAATTCAACTAGATTATACTTCTAAATTTGCAGAAGGTCAAGTAGTTGTAACTGTAGCTAAAGAAGCTGGTGTAGTTGTTAGAAATAGTGCTGCTGTAAGAAAAGCTACTATTGCCTAATTAGTATTTTATTTTATCTAATATACTTTCAAAAAGTACCTTTCATATATTGGAAGGTATTTTTTTTTACCTGTATTTGTATAAAAAAGTTATGTACACTAATTTAATAGATGCTAAAAGCCATTTGAAAATAGAAGTAGATTTTACTGATGATGATAATTATATAAATCAATTATTAACAGTATCAGAACAAGCTGTAAAGAATTATTTAAATGATGATTTATTTGAAGTTCAGCTTGAAGATATACCATTACCTATAATTCAGGCAACATATTTTTTAATGGCAAATTTTTATATTAATAGAACTATGGTATCTTTTGCACAAGGAATAGAAATACCTTATACTTTTCAATTTTTGCTTAATCCATACAGAAATTATATAATTAAATAATATGAGTAATATAATAGGAGATTTTAGATATTCAATAAATGTATTAGCTAAATCTATTTCAGTAAATGAATATGGTGCAGAAAATACTACTTGGATTACAATAATAAATAAATTAAAATGTAGTGTTAAGTATGGTAAAGGTATGCAAGAAATTAGCACACACGAAGTATTTCCTAAACAATATATAATATTTAATACATATTACAGAAATAATATATCTACTGAAAATAGAATAGAATTTAAAGGAAAAAAATACTTAATTAATATAGTAGAAGAAATAGGATTTAAAGAAAGTTTAAATATTCATTGTGATTTAATAAATGATTAATAATGGGTAAGGTATTAAATAGCAGTAATAAACAATATGTAATAGAACTTCTTAATGATGGTGATCAGAAAGAAATGTTTTTAGCATTAAAAGATAATATTCAAGTAAGAGTATTAAACAGTGCTTTTAGAAAAGCTGGTAAATTAATTATAGACCAAGCTAGAACAAATTTTAATGCTACTAAAAAAAATAAATCACTTACTAATTATTCTGAATTTGATGAAGGTTTAAAGATGCAACAAGCTAAAACCAAATTAGGAATAAAGATTGGTATGCAACATAGAGAAGGATATAAATATAGATTTCTTAACTATGGTACAGCAGATAGATTTTATAAAATTTCATCATCTAAAAGTAATACTAAAGGTACTGCTGGTTTTTATGCTTCAGATAAAACAACACATAATACTGGTGTAATAAAACCTAATAAGTTTTTTACTAATGCTGTAGAACAAAAAGGAGATGAAGCACAAACTACTTTAAACACTGAAATAGTAAATGTATTTGAAAAAACTGTAGCAAGATATTTTAAATAAAAATGGCAACTATTAATTTAATACCAAATAAAAGAAAAGAAGAAAGAGCTAAAGGATTATATGATTCAAAAGAAAATAATACTATTCATTCTGTTGTTTATAATACAACTAGATGGAGAAAATTAAGAATTAATTATTTAGTAAATAATCCAATATGTGAGGAATGTAAATTAAATCTATCAATTGATGTACATCATATAACGCATATTTCAGAAGGAAGAAATAAAGATGATATGAAAAGGATTGGTTTTAATGAAAAAAATTTAATGGCATTATGTAAAGAGTGCCACAAAGAAAAACATAAAATAAAATGGTAGAAATAGGAAAAGTAGTATATAAATATTTATCAGATAAAGGATTAAAAGTTTATCCAATAGTAGCACCAATAGATACACCTTTACCATTTATCACGTATGAAAGAAGTTTACAACAAGCTGTAACTAAAGATGGTAGAAGTATTAATACTGTAACCTTTAACATATATGTATTATCTGAAGATTATAAAGAAACATTAGATATATGTGCTTTAATAGATGATACATTACAACCTATTCAAGGTGAACAAATGGGTAATTATATCCAGAATACTAGTTTAATGTCACAAGATGAAATATATGAATCTGGTATATATATTCAAAAAATGGTTTATACGTTTAAAGCTGAAGCAAGATAGTTAATTTTATACTAAATCTGTATTTGTATTAAATAATAACTAAAATTAATACAATATAATAATATGAGTTCTACTACAGATTTAATTTACGGTGGTGATATGGTTTTATTTGTTGGATCAGGTTCAACAAAATTACCTGTTGCTTTTTCAAATACAACCAAATTATCTATTTCTACTTCTGCAATTAATGCTACAACTAAAGATAGTGGTATTTTTAATGAAAAATTCCCTGGTCACTTGGATTGGAATATGTCAACGGATGGTTTAATGTCTTATACAGTATCAGGATCAACAAATTCAATAGATGATATTTATGTTTTAATGTTAACTAGAACACCAGTTAGTATATATTTTGCTTCTAAAACTGGTAGTTCACCTAGTTGGACAGTAGACGCAACTAAAAAAGTTTTTTCAGGTTCTGCTATTATAACTTCTTTAGATATGAATGCAGATATTGATAATGCAACTTATTCAATTAAGTTAGAGGGTACTGGTGCCTTAACTTTAGCCTAATTTTTTCTTTCTGTTTTTTTTTAATTTGCTAATAATGGTTATCATTTATTTGATAGCCATTATTTTTTTTATACTGTATTTGTATTAAAATAAATGAAAGCAGATATAATATTTAGAGAAGGATCACAATATAACGTTTTAATAGAAGTATATTCTGGTATTACTTTATCAGGTTATATAGCTAAAATAGATGTTAAAGCTAATACTGAATCATTACCTATTTTAGAATTTACTACTACTGATGGTAGTTTAATTATTGCAGATAATAACATTATTTTAACTATTCCAAGTAATAGTACTATTGGTTTATCTGGTGAATATTATTGGCAATTAAGTCTTAATACTACTGATATTAATGCTATTAAATACCCTATTTATAAATTTACTATATTACCTTCAATTACAATTTAATTATGAGCGAACAACAAACGATATATTTACAAACTGTTACACCTTTTTTGGTTGTAGATGGTATTAAAGGAGATACAGGTGCTTCTGGTTATACACCTACATTTGGTGTAGATTATTTTAATGGTACTGATGGTTATACACCTGTATTTGGTATAGATTATTTCAATGGTGCTAAAGGAGATAAAGGAGATAAAGGTGATTCTGGTACTGGTGTAGGTATAGTAGATAAAGCAGTTAATAAATTTAGAGTTAAAATAACTCCTACTAATCCTTCAAATGTTGGAAATGTTAATATAACAATTCCACCTTTAAAATTTAATAAAAAATTTGTATTAACTTATACTGGTGATGATGGTTTATTAGGTATCTATTCTTTTCTTCAAAGATATGTAAACAAAAGAAAAGTTATTACTTTATCATCTGATCCCTATAGTGGTCTATGTACTCATGATGGCAGACCTTATACAACTGCAATTACTGCTGCTAATTATGTTGGTTCTACTGATGGAGCTGGAAATATTATACCTTTTAGATTTGGTAGCGCGTGGTTTACTTATAATAATTCTAGTGTAGATTTACACGAAAATAATAATATATATCTTTCTGGTATGTGGTGGTCAGAACTTCAAACTTTTTCTGATTATTACGGTGGTGTATATAATCACGAAATTGGCAATAATTCCAATGCTTATAAATCAATGCCAGATAATGAAAATAAGATTTATAGTGAAATTGGTATATATCCTTCTATAATGATTAGACCAAATGGCGATGATACTTATATAGATGCTGCTGAAGTTTATGACTTTATTAAGTTACGTACTACTGAAGGGTCTTATAAAGTTGATTATCCTACACCTAATTTATTTAATAATATTGATCTATATAAATTAACTCTACAAAGGGTTTTACTAGAATCAGGTAATTTATCTACCAATGATTTAAAAGGTATGGTAGATACCTTATATAGTTCTGCTACTTCAACTAATGTACCTATATCTAATTGGTTTCATCATAGTATTATTGCTGGTTCTGGTGCTATTCAATTTGACGGATTAAAAACACTATTGGATTATATTAATAATACTTATGGTGCTGGTGGAAATGATTCTATTTGGATGCCTACACTAGATGAATTATATGAATACTTATATATTAGAGAAAATACCACTATAACAAAAAAAGTAGTTGGTAATACTGCTGTATTTGATATAGTTGTTAATAATGATGCAAATCAACACTTTAAAGAATTTTCTTTATTAGTTTCTGGAGCTACTACAGCTTCTGAGATAACTGATATATCAGGTGAACAATATGGTTTATCAACTGGTTCAACTGATACAGAGTTATTAATTAATATAAATTACAATACTAATTTATTAACATTGGCAGAGAAATATTTATCTATTGCTGAAGCTTATCCAATAATTGAAAATAAACAAGATGCTACATTTTTTGTAAATCGGATTAATAGTAAATTAGCTGTACCATATACTACTAGATTAGCTGCTTTAGTTACTATAACTGGTGGAACAACTACAACTACTAGTACTATAGCTCCTACAACTACTACTTCAACTACTAGACATACAACTACAACAGGATCAACTACAACTTCTACTACTACTGCTGGTACTAGTAAAATTATTGTATCTTTTGGTGCTGAATCTTATAATTCTTCTACATATTCTACATATAATGGTAATATAGTTAACTTTATGGGTTATAATTACTATGAAGGTTATGATAATTTTCCATTAAAAAATACTAATGGTACTGTTAAAGCTACATTTGTTGTTAAACCTTCAGGTTATCCAACAGATACAACTATAAAATGTTTTTCTGATAGTTCTGGTTTATATCCTGTATTAACTGGTAATACTGGTATATATTCAGATTTATTACTAAAATATTATGAATATCCTTTAGGTAGTAATGTAATAGGTAATAAAAGTTTAATTAGATTTACTGGTTTAGATGCTGGTACTTATACAGTTAATATTTTTAGTTCTGAAAATAATTCTATTTATGAAGGTCAAAGAATAAGTTGTTATTACCAAGTTAATACTGGTACTCCTGTTACTCCGCTAGTTCAAACAGCTAATAATAATACAATTTATACTACTGTTACAGGTACTGTTGCTGGTGATGGAATACTAGATTTTTATTGTTATAATACTGGTGGTGTATGGAATGAACCTGGTTTAAATTTAATTGAAATAATAAAATAATTTATTATTATTTTTAAAAAAGGTGTAGGTATTAAATTATCTACACCTTTTTTTATTATATCTGTATTTGTGTATATATAAAAAAACAGTTATGATAAATATTCCTACAACTACAGTTAAATTTAATGGTATTGATTATACTATTAAAAAATCTTTTAGATCATTAAATCTATTTGAAACATTAGCTAATAAATCAATTACTTCAATCAATGATAGTATGACAGATATGTTGTTACTATTCTATTGTATTATTAAAAGTAATAATAGTTTTTTCAATTTTGATTTTGATCAATTTATAGATTTATTAGATGATAATCCAGTATCTTTTAAAATATTCATAGAATATTTAGAATCTCAAAGTGAAAAAGTATCTGAATCTAGTACTACTAACAAAAAAAAAGTGAAATAAAAATTATAGATATTTATTCAAGAATAGTTACTAATTCAAATGTTTCTAGCAACTACTTTTGGGATGATATGTCTATACCTGAATGTAATAGTATTATTGATAATCTATATTTAAATGACCAAAGTGTTTGGGAAAAAACAAGATGGTTAGCCTATATTAATGCTATTAGTACAGGAGCTAAACTTAAAAGTCCACAAGATTTATTATTATTTAGTTGGGAAAAAGAGAAAGAAGATATAGTATTTGATAAACCAACTAAAACACGTGAGGAATTAAAAGCTGAAATAGCTTATCTAGTTAAATAACTTAAACCAGTAATATTACTGGTTTTTTTTATTGGTATAATCTTGTATTTGTATTAAACTATTATATAATGGCAGGTTTTAATTTAATAACATTTTTGGGTTTAGATGCTTCTGATTATACTAAAGGATTAGATACAGCTAGTAAAAAAACTGACATATTTAAAAGTTCATTAGATGAAAGTGTAAAATCTCTTAAAAATGTCTATGAAACTTTAGTTGGTGCTGCTGCTGGTATAGCTGCTGTTACCTATGGATCAGAACTTTTTAAAAGTTCAATGGAAAGTACTATACTAACTTCTGAAAAATGGGAGGCTGTTACTACTTCTGCTTCTTTTGCTACTGATATATTTAAACAATCTTTGGCTAATATGGATTTTAGCCATTTATTAGGAGGTTTAGAAAAAGCTATTAAACTTGGTGCTGAATACCGTGAATTTATGGATCAGCTTGAAAAAAAACAGCGTGGTAGTAATATATTTAAATCAGAAAAAGAAACTGAAATAGCTCATCTAAAAGTATTAATAGCTCAAAGTAAAAGTAAAGAAGATGTAATAAAATATAATAAAGAAATTATAAAGTTAGAAGGTGAGATATATGAAAAGCAAAAAGAAATATCACAATCTAAATTTGATGAACAAACTAAAATATTTGCTGAAAAAGCTGGTGTAGGTGAAGAGAGTGTTAAAAAATTTGTTGGTCAAACTGGTAATGCAAAAGAACTAGAAGAAGAAGCTAAAGCGTTTATTAAAGTTCAAAATGATTATAATGAGCTAATGAATAATAGAGCTATTACTAGCCCTATGGGTTTAGGTATGATAGCTACTACTGATACTAATACACCAGCAACAGTAGCTAAAGAAAAAGAATTATTTAATATTATTAAAAATACAAAGGATGAAACTAAGGAGTATGTTAAATTATTACAAAATCTAAAACCTGATGAAGTTAAAGAAATATCAGCTAGTTGGATAGCTGCAAATCAATCTACTACTGAATATTGGGATTCTATTAAAAGAGCTACTAAAGGTGTTAATAGTGCAGAAAATAGAATTGCTAAAGATGGTGATAGAAAAGATTTATTAGCTGAAAAGAATGTAAAACAAGCTGAATCTGATGCAATTAAAATAACTAAACTAACAGAAATACAGACTAATATTCAATTAGACCAAGCTAAAACATTATCAGTAGGAAAAACTAATTTAGCTTTAGCTGAAGTAGACCAATGGAGAGAAGGAGAAATACAGAAAGTAAACGGTGTTAAAATGCTTTCTAATGCTGAAATAAATTTATTAAAAGGTAGTGCTAAAGAAGCTGCTATTAAAGCTAAAAATGATCAAAAAATATTAGCTGCAAAAGTATTAGCTGAAATAGATGCAGATACTAAAATAAAGAAAGAGAAAATAAAAAATGCTGAAGAACTTGAAGAAAGAACAAGACAATTAGCAGCTCAAAAAGATAATAATAGTGAAGATAAAAAAGATATTAACTATAAATTTTCAATTGGTACTATTAATGATAAACAATTAAGACAAGAGTTAAGAGATAATACAGCTAAATCTAACCAACTTGAATTAGATGATTTAAAACTACAGTATGATAAAAAGTTATTAACTGATAAAGAATATAGAGATGAATATACTAGATTAACTAAGAAATTTGTAAAAGAAAAAGAAAGAAGTGATGATGAAGAATCTAATGTTAAATTAAAAAAAGAAAAAGCTTTAAATGATAATCTAACTTCTATAGCACTATCTTCTATAAATAAACTTGGAAGTAATTTAGCTAAATCATTTGCTGATATTATTACTGGTGTTAAAGGTGCTGGTTTTGGTGAATTATTTAAATCTATTCTTTCTACATTAGGTGAATTTATAACTCAAATGGGTGCTGCTGTTATGGCTTATGCTGTTACAATGGAAGCATTTAAACACGCTTTTTCAGACCCTTATATAGCTATTGCTGCTGGTTTTGGCTTAATGGTTATGGGTGGAATAGTATCTAATTTAGCTAATTCAATAGGTGGTAAATCCAAGGGTTTTGCTTCAGGTGGTATAGTTGGTGGTAGTGCTTTTGAAGGGGATAACGTTCACGTACGTGTAAATTCGGGAGAAATGATTTTAAATAAAAATCAACAATCAACACTTTTTGCTTTAGCTAATGGTGCTAAACCTTCTGGTGATATTCCTGCTTTTAAAGTAGATTTTAAAATATTAGGTAATAACCTTGTAGGAGTTTTAAACAATCATAACAATAGATTAAAAAATATACGTTAATGAGCTATCAAAAAAAATACTATTATACATTCAAAGATTTAAATACTATTAATAATACTGTTGAATTATGGCAGAATGTTACTGGTACAACTACACCTATAGAGGTTTATGGTGCTGCTGAATCTTTTTCAATTGAATTAGCTGGAATAGATAATAAATTTCAAACTATTAGAGGTACAGGATGTGACTGTAATATAGTTTGTAAAAATAATATGGAATTTCTAACAGGTTTATATATTAGTGATTTACAGAATATTATTATAAAACATTATTATAATGGTAATATCAATTGGATAGGTTATTTAAATAGTGAACAGCAAAGGGAAACTTTTTCAGATTTAAACAACTATGTAGTTTCTTTTACTGGTAATGATGGTTTTTCCTTAATGGATAGATTACTATTTACTAATAGTGATGGTACTGCTATTACTGGTATTAAATCACAACTTGAAATACTTCAAATAATATTTCAAAAAGTAGCTTTACCATTTGTAGAATTAAAAATAGCTTTAACAACTACTTTTAGTGGTCAAACTGGAAGTACTATATTATCAGAAACTTATGTAGATACAGCTAATTTTATTAATGAAGATAGTAAACCTGAAACATTACGTAAGGTATTAGATGGTATATTAGCACCTTACGGATCTTTTATAACTCAACAAAAAGGTAATATAATAATAACTGATATAAATAATTTATTTAATAGTTCATATACCTATCAAAAATATACTATGACTGCTTCAACATATACATATATTGGTACTGAAGCTGTTACAGGTAATATTATTGAAATGTCTTCAATTGGTTATAGAGGTACTGGAAGTGAAATAGAAATATCAGGTGGTAAGAATAAACAAACAGTAAGTTATTCACCTTATCCGATAAAGGAAATACAAAAAACATCTGTTATAGCTACTTCTGAATTTTATTTTGTTGGTTTATGGTCTTATGCTGTTGGAAGAAATTATAGAACATTAACACAAAATATGTATTGGAACGGTTTAGCTGAAGGTACATTATCTGCTGTTGATCCAGTTTTAACCTATGCTACATATTCTGCTCTAATTGCTGCACACCCGTACGGTGCTGATGGTACTACTTATGTAACAACAGCAGATAATTATCACTGGCGTTGGAATGGTTCAACCTATGTTACTGTAGATTCTACTATAAAATATGGAAGTGTTGAAAATATACATATGATATTACAAGGATTAACAACTAATACATTATCTATATCATTTAAGGGTACACCTTATTTAATTTTACCTAAATCTGATTCACTTGGTACTGGTAGTAATTTTAAAGTTATTGCTGGTTCTGCTTTATTGATTAAAGGTAAAATAAGGCAGAATTATTGGTTAATGATTAATAGTATTTTACTAACTATGAAAATAAAAATAGGTGATTATTGTTATGATGGTCTTAAATGGACTACAACAGATAGTTTTTTCTATCCAAGAATTTCAAGAAAAGATGATGCAGAATTCCCGCATTATATTGCTCCTGATGCTGATGCAGTAGATAATTTGGGTAATGATGGTAATGATGGTATATATATTCCAATTACAGAAGATTTATCTGGTGTTTTAGTAGTTCAATTTTATAGTAACTATTATATTAATGGTAGTACAACACCTTTAACGCGTTCTGATGTTTGTTTATGGTTAGGTAATTTAAGTATTGATATTGTTCAACCTGATGGTACAGTAATACCTGAATCTGATGTAGAATATATTGGTATGTTAGATTCTAATTATGCTAATGAAGCTGATAAAGTTAGTTTAATATGTGGTACAGAAAGTTCTATAAGTGATAGAGGTAAACTATTATATAATAATGGTACTGTATTTAAACCTATTAAATCTTGGTCAAGAGGTGGTACTACTGATATAATAGAAAATCTTTTATTAAATTCTTTATCATCTAACTTTAAAGCTGGTTATTATACATTAAATTCTTTAGAATTATCCAATAGTTTTAATAATATCAATATTTTAAAAAATAGTACTTATTTATCTGATAAATACTTTATGTTATCATCTTATAAAATATCTTATGAAAATAGTATAATAAATTGTACTATAACTGAAATAAATAATGATTCAAATACTTTAATTTAAATGAATTTAAAAACTGATTATTTAATTGTACCTAGAACACCAAGAAACGGAAGAATCTATAGTTCTTATACTACTGGTGTTAGTTCTTCATCTATTATTAATTCTAATGCTGTTGATCTATCTTGGGTAACTGTAACAGATACACTATTAACATTAGATAGGGATTTATATGTTAATGGTAATATTTCAGCTTCAAAAGATGTTATAGCTTGGTTAACATCTGCTGTTAGTGGTGGTGTATTAACTTCAATTAGTGCTACAGCTCCTTTATCTATTAATTCTTCTGGTTCATCTATATCATTATTATATGATACAGCACAATTTCAATTATCATCTGGAAATACATTACAAATTAATTCCAGTTATTTAAGTTCATTTAGTGGTTCAACAGGTTCTACTAGTGGTGTAACTAAAACTTCAATAGGATTAGGTAATGTAGATAATACATCTGATGTTAATAAACCTGTTAGTACAGTACAACAGTCAGCTTTAAATTTAAAAGCAGATTTAACTGGTGCTACCTTCACGGGTACAATTAATAATAACTTATCTACTGTTGGTGTAGGTACTGTTAGTAATGCTGTATCTGGTTATACTGTAACTGGTGTAGGTACTACATTTTTAACTTCATTTAATATTAATGATTCTATTACAATTGGAGCTAATACAGTTACAATTACAGGTATAATTTCAGATACAATTATTAATACAACACAAATATTGGCTGCTCATTCTGCTAGTGCTTATTCTTTAACTGGTGGTGAAAAATTTAATATTAAACCAAATGGTAATATTAATGCAACAGTATTTAAAATTAGAAATTCTTCAGGTGTAGTTAAATGGTCTATAACTGTTGATTCAAGTGATAATTTACAATTTATAAATGCTTCAGGTGTACTTGAAGCTACATTAAGTCAATCAGGTGCATTAAAAGCAAAAGGAGATATTACAGCTTTTGCAACAATTTAAATAAAATAATATGAGCGCAACAGGAAAATATATATTAAAATCTGGTATTATGGATTACGGTGCTGGTAACAGATTAAACTGTATCATGAACAATACAATTTCATTAGATCCAAGTATGTTCTGTGATTCTGGTTCATTAGTTGAGTTAAGTTATTTTACCTATGTAGATGTTTATAATACTACCAATTGTTCAGGTACTAAAGTTAGTACTACAAGAATTGATATAACACCAGCTTCATCTAGTACATTTAGTTTCTGTTTAACTAATGGTACTGGTGATCCGTTAATAAATGGTTTTGCTTTAGTAGCATTACCTGCAACAGATATATCAATATCATTAGTTAAGACTACATTAAGTGAAACGGTTAATAATGTATCTGGCTTATGTAGTTCTTCACACGTTAACCAAATATCTCCTAATAGACCTAATGGTTATGCTCCTTATCAATTAGGTGATTTTAGAGGTTATTGTCACGGTGCTGCTGGTGGTGTTAATATATTTGCTCCAAATGGTGGTATAATTACTTATGGTTCAACGTATTATTATTATGCTTGTGCTACCAAGAATCAAATTAATTATGCTTTAGTTAAATTGGAAATATATGAAGGTTCTACTTTAATGGCATATAGTACCAAAAGTTTAACTAATAACCAATATATTGAATGTAGTACTAGTGCTATGACTAATACAGTTTATTCAGATACTACTGTTTCTGTTTCTGCTATTGCTTCTTATTCTTCTGATAGTGGTGCTACTTGGATTGGTATATCTAGTGATTCAAATGCTTTAACTCTTAAAGGTGTTCCTGTTTCTGCTGATATTCAATATGTAACTGTTAATAGTTTAGCTACTAAATTAAATTACACTTATTATGCACATAATAACGGATCATCTTTTTTACCATTTAGGATTAGAATCATGAACGTAACTAATAGTACTACTTGGGTTTCTTCTACTGATATATCTGTACCAGCTAGTACTAACCAAGTTATTTCTGGTTTATTATCTTTTTTTGCAACTAATGTTATTGGTAATACTTTTGATGTAAATTATTCTACCGATTATGGAAGTACTTGGCACTCATTAAACGCTAATGGATTACCTTTAATATTAAACTATAATTATTTGGCTTAA